AGTATTTCCAGTCAGTTTTGTAAAAGTCATAAGAACCTCTTCTATATCCAGTAAACCCTAAATTAAGAGCCATGTCTGCACTGTTGTTAAATACTCCATAAGAAGTACCTTTAGAATGTCCAGCAGCAGCAGCATAATTACCATTTTGCATTGCAAGAATGTCATCAATTTCTAAAGATAGCTCTCTGTTTAAGAAAAGCATATTTTCTTCAATTGATCCCTGCTTATCTAATTGCTTAAGTACAGCATCAAAATCTGTAAGTCCACCGTTACCTGCACCAGCAGCAGCTTGGCCACCAAATCCAGTATAAACGTTTCCTCTTGATTCTAATGCAGCGAAGAACCCTTCAGTACCTCTTGCATTTTGAGCAGCTAATGGTCCACCAAAAGTACCTAATGTAATTGCAGCACCTCCAGAGGCGTATTTAACACCTTCAACCATTGACATTTCTAGCCAGTCTTCCCATCTAAGTCTTACTTCATGCTCAGACTTTATATACCATAAATATCCACTAGCACCATTTTCAGAAGTAACTTCAATCCAACCAATCTGAGCTGTGTCAGATCCACTGATTTGATAGTTTTCTTTTAATATAATTGGTGAGTTAGTAAATGTAGCAAACCCTGGATCTAAGCTATCAGTAAAGTTTCCTGTACCTTTAGCAAATTCAGATCCATAGCAAATTGCAGTTACTCTTTCAGCAGCTGCAACTCCACCGTGAGCTTCATAAGCTTGGATTTGGAACATTTGACCGCCAGTAGTACCACCACCACCAACTCCAACGTTAGTACAAACTCCTTTAATAACAGCACCAGTTCCACCAACTGCTGAAGTAGCATTTGTTTGAACTTGAACCATTATAGTTTGTCCTACCTTAAAGTTAACTTGTTGTGTTTGAGTAGCTGGGCTAACTCCTAAACTTGCAGGTTGCGCAGTTGGTACTTCAAAGTTAAGTACACCACCTGATGCAGCAGCAGCAGCAATAGCCGCTTGTCCACCACCAGCAACAGGCATAGCACCTGCATTTCCTCTTGGAATTACATTTACATATCTAGTGTGTAATCTGCCTTGCTCAGTCCAAATAATTTGGTCTGAAGTAGAAGGCATCTCCGCAGATACCATACGTAAGAAAGAACCGATTGATCTGTTTCCATATCTTTCAACTTCTTTTTCGTATACATCTGGTAAAAATTGTTGTGTCCATTGATCAAAATTTGTATTTGTGAAATCAATGTAGTTTCCGGAGTACAACGTTTTCGTTTGAGTCGGTTGTAATGCAGCCGGAATTCCGCTTGTAAAAGCCATAATGTTTTGATTTTAAGTTAAACTATTTCCATTTAATTCGCAATTTATCAGACGAATCTCCAGAAACAACTCTAATCCTATCTCCACTATTAGATGTTATAGTAGCACCTTCTTGTCTTGGATCCATATTTATATTTTTAGCTTTTCTAGCAGATTCTTTTATTGCATCGGCACGGCCTTGCTCATAAAAGTGATTGGCTATTTTATCTGCATTTTGTGCAGTAAATAAAGCTTTATGGTATCCTTGCATATTTTTCATGCTACCTTTTTCATCTGTAAACAGATTTAAAAAATTAGATATATCTGATTGAGACTCTTTAACTTTGCTTGGATTATCTATCTTAAATCGATATTTGTTTTCTCCTACCTTAAAATCAAAACCTTTGAATTCTTCGTTAAAAACTTTATTAGTTTCCTTTAGAAAACTTTCTTTAGCTAAGTTATTTTGTTCTTCAAATTGCTTAGAAGTATTATAAAAATTTACAGCTTCTTCGTACTCTTTAGGAATATTATTTTGTGTTGATCTTAACTTAAGATCATTATAATATTTTTCTTTAGTTGTCCTTAGAAGCTCTTGTGCATTAAATACTTCTTCTTTAAAAGCTAATTGCTTAGCTTTTACGTCAGACGGGTCATCCGTCTCCACATCATAAGCAAATTTTTTATCCATTAAAAATTTAATATCTTCTTGATTTAGATGTGGTTTAGTGTACTCGTAGTATTCTTTTATAAGATCTACGTTATTTATTTGAGAATAGTCTCTGTTTAGTTTTGCATAATCTTCTACTGTTCCTCCAGTTTCTTGCATAAACTGTATAAGTTTATCTATTCCCTCAGGAAGTTCTTGTGTTTTTCCTTCCTGTAATATTTCTTTTTGTTCCGATATGGGCTTGGTAGCTTGAGGCTTTCCATCCATTCGTTTCTTGTCAATGTTATCTTCTTCATCATTAACTAATTCTAAAGGAGATTCTGAAGTTTCTTCTTTTACTTCCGGTTCTTGAACAGTCCGTACTTCTTCCTCCACCTTTTGTATATTGTCGGATAATTTATCTTCAGGAATGTTTCCTGTTTCTTGCTCTTGAACGGCATCTTTTGTTTCTTCTTTTATTTCTTCTTTAACTTCTTCTTTAACTTCTTCTTTTATTTCCTCTTTAGGAACTGGTGGTTTATCTAAATTAACTTTATAAACACCATCGTCTTGTAATCCATACTCAGGAGCTACCTTACCTTCATCAACTGCTTTTTGTAATACTGCAGCTTCTTTTTTTTCAGGGGTTACTGTTTCAGGATTAATTTCGCCTACATCCTTAACTTCTATAGATGTATCTTGTTTTTTTTCTTTTGCCATAATTGTATATAATAAAATAATTGTTTAAATATTAAGATGCTTCAAAACGACCTGTATCAAAGCCGCCTAAAGTATCATTACCTTTAGATTCAAAATCCTTTGTAGGATTATCTGTATTTGGAGCGCCACTTAATCGACCAGACGTTTTAAGTTTTACATCTTCTCTTATAAGCTCACGTTGTAACATTGACTGGTTACTTCTATTTGCTAACTCCATTTGTGATTTTAATTCAAGTTCTTTAAGTTGAACATTTAAATTAAATTCATATTGCATAAGTTCTTTTTTAGCTCTTGTTTCAATTTCCATTTTTCTAATAGCCATTTCATTTTCAGCTGTAGATAATTGAATTTTAGAATCTGTTTTTATTTGTTCAGATTGTGCTTTTGCTTCTTCAATTTGTATTTGTGCTTGCCCTTGTGCTTCTGCTTGTGCTCGCGATGCAGCTTGAGCTTGTACTTGATCTGCAGCTTGTTTTTGAAGTCGTCTAAATTTTAATAATTGATTAGCTAATTTTAAATTTTTTACTTCTCTAATATCAATAGCATCTTCTAAATGAATACTATCTTTTGATAATGCAACTTGTATATTATTTTCTAATAATTGTTTTTCATTTTCATCAGGCTCTAATTCTAAAAATATACCAAAGTTATGTAAATTAAGATTATTTAATTCTTCTAAAGAACCTACAGAAAATTGGCCTATAGAATCTATAAACATGTCTTTAGTAGGATGATATTCTAGTACATCTTTAAACCTTAATGAAATAGCTTCAGCTAAACAAGTTGTAATAAACATACTAGAATGAAGTATATGTCTTGTTGCAACATTACTATTCGCTGCTGCTAATTTTTGTACACCTACAAGAGAATATTGATCTGGGTCTGCCGCATCTCTTGCTTCATTTAAACCAGTTGTATCTCTTATCATTTGTATATATTGGTTATAAGCACCAATTAATACTTGTATTTGGTTACCTCCCCCTCCAGGTAATTCTTGAATAGGAATAGCTCCGTTATTTCTTTCACCTTCCATAGTTAAAGATCTACCAATTATAGATCCTGTTTGAAAGTACATGTTTAAAGCTTCTTGAGGATTATAATTTGTGCCATTACCTAAATCAATTTCAGCAAGCCCGTCAGCATCAACATACACACCTGAAGGTGTCATTCTTTGTATAGCTTGTTGTAATTTTAAATGTGTTAATTGTATTAAATCTGCATATGGTGTCATTTTTGAAACCAAAGATGTAATATTACCTTTGTACATTCTAGGAGCACTAACAACATAATTCATCATTACTTTATTTATATTGCTAGTGGGCCTTATCATATTGGTAGCTTTTTCCCACTTTAAAAGATGATCAGATCCTAATACTAATACACCTTCATAAACAACTTCTCTTGTTTGTTTTACTCTTTCAAATCTAGTTCGTTTATCTTTAGGTGGATTAAATGTATCATCTTTTGGAATAGCTTTACTACCACCAGTGGGTACTTCTTTTATTTTATAAACATCGTTTTCCCATGTTTTCCAATTAAAGTAAAGCACATTTAATGTATTTTTAGCAGCTAGCTCACTTTGATTATAAAAATTATGATTAGGGTCATTATAATCATTAAATCTTGAACTTTGACTAACAAGAGTTTCAATTTCTTCATTAGGTAATCCTGGAAATTCTTTTTTAAGTTCATTAACTTTTATACATTTAACTTCTCCAAAATAATAACAATCCTCAAAATTAGGGTCATCAGTATATGAATAAACTAAATTAGCTGGATCAACATATTTAACTACTACACCATCTGTATTATTAAATGCATGCTTAGCAGCACCTATTCCTAATACAGTTAAATCATAATCAATACGTTTTTTAATTTCATTATATTTATTTGCTTTAAAAATATTGTTAATAGCTTCTTCTTCAGCTATTTCAATACCTTGCTTATAATTAAGCTGCATATATAATTCTAACTCTTCTGTATTTGCAGGTAAATCATTTACAGCAAAATTTCTAGCAGATACACCTAATTTTCTTTCTATATCTAATAATAAATTAGCTGTATTTAAATCTTGTTGTACATCATTAACAAATTTAGTTCTTTTACCCGTTGAAATATCATCTTGACCAACTGCTTTAATATGAAACAGTCTATCTTGCATTCCATTTACAACTAAATCTACAAATTTAGGTATAATAGGAACTGGTTTCCAATCTAAATTAAGATAAGATAAATCACCATTAATTGCAAATTCATCTTTATATTTTCTAATTGATTGTTCTCCACGAGCATATAATCTTAGCCTATGAGCTTCTTGTCTAGAATTATAGAATTTCCCTATGCCATTATTATCCTTATTGAACCACTCTTGCTCAATAGCTCTTCCTACAGATAACCCATACTTTTTGGTTTTCTTTTCTGCATCGGAAACCGCTTGACTTGGAAATTGTGTTAAAACTTTTCCTTTTAATTTTGCCATACTTATTTTATTAACTCGCTTTGATACCCTTCATTTTTGTATCGTGAAAATTCAAAATCTAATTTTTTAACTGTTCTTTCTGAGCTTGGTTTATATAAATGTTTTCTACAAGCCATTATAGCTAACCCGCTACTTATAGACGCATCAAAAGATGTTCTACGTGAAATATCAAATCTTGCCCAGTCTTCTAATGTTCTTTGAAAATACATATTACCATATGAATCATCATTTTTTCCAATATATTCTTCAATATAAGATTCAATAGCAGATGCATGCGCTTGCTTAATGTCTTCAGAACTATTAGGTATTCCACCTAATTCTAATTCGGTTTTAGATAAAGCACCTTTTAATTTATCAGGTCGGTTCATAGAAAAACCCCTATATCCTCTTCTTTTTAAATGATATAATAATCTTGGTTTATTATTTTCAATTAATATAGGCATACCATAAAATACGCATGCCATTAAAACATCTTCAAAAAATATTTCAGCTGTTTGAGGTCTTGCAATATAT